TTACACCAGGCCACATAGTCGAGGAACTACAAAGGCTGACGAAAGAGATGGACAAGGGAGCTAACGCTCTCTACGATGCTGAGTGCAAGCTGGCAGATGCAGACTCGGCTTATGACAGGGCTATCTCACTAGCCTTTATCAACAACTCTGGGACTGTGGCAGACAGACAAGCTGTGGCTAAGTTGCAGGCAGTAGAGGAAAAGCTCAAGGCTGACCTAGCTAGGGCTGAATACAACCGCATCAAGACCAAGATGAAAACCCTGTCAGACCAAGCAACCATGATGGCTGTAATGAGCAAGAATGTCGAACTCCAATGGCGGCACGCCTAGCTGGTAGCCTTATCGAGTGATAGCGGAAACCTGCTCATGTGGGGCAAAATTCAAGACAGACGAACCTAAGCCAGCCACGCTTGTTCGAGAGTGGCGGCGTAATCACACCTGTCAAACCGACAACACCGACAACACCGACATCGTTGAAGCTGTCAATGGTGGCGTCTCTGAAACCACAATCGCTTTGGGCTTCCAACCTGGAGAGATGCCAGCCAAGATTTACGATCCGTTCGATGACTAAAAAACAATTCCAGAAATACCTAGAGCGTGACTTGGGCTGTTGGCATTGTGGCTCGACAGGCGATGACCTTATTCCTCATCATCGGCAGAATCGGGGCATGGGTGGTAGCTCAGCTAGAGATGTCCCAAGCAACATTGTTCCCTTATGTGCCGATGCTAACTCAAGGCTAGAGTCCAACGCCGAGTTTGCCGAGCTAGGTCGCAAGTTGGGCTGGAAGCTGAGAAACCATGAGAACCCACTCGAAGTGCCTATCTTTGGGCATGGTGGCTGGTGGCTACTCAACGATGACTTTACAAAAGACCTGCTGGAATCAGACGCAGAATACTTTTAAGGTGCTACTGTAAAGACATAACCGAATAAGAAATGCCGCCTAGAGATCGGAACCCCTAGACGGCGTGGATACCAACAAACAGACTGTTGGCATCATTACTAAGTGTAGTGTGCCAACCCGAATAGGAAGGCACATTTAGTGTTTAACTGGACAAATAAATCATTGGCAGAGATTCTGCCCTACTACGCAAACAACATATTCATGGCTGAGATGGACTACAAAGCCTACGGACTCGATTCCGGTGACTGGGCAATGCTCGTCAAGGAAGCGTTTAAGTCAAAAGTAATCTCACCGACTGTGATGATGGTCATGCTTGACAGAGCGAGTGTCGCATGAGCCTGTCACTATTTGAAACCTCAGATTGGGTTAAATTAGATCGTTGCCTTGACCCTCTTGTATCTCATGTAGAAATGGATGAGCTAACCTCTGAGCTAATCAAACCATTTGACTACGCATCTGATGGCTCCGAGAGCTTCTATCCCTATCAAATCCCTTATGACATTCCAAAGAGTTTCAACATTGGTGTCATAGTCGGTGCATCTGGTACTGGTAAATCAACGCTTCTAAATGCATTTGGAAAACCTACACAGAACGAGTGGAATCAAGGTTCAATAGCCTCACACTTTAGTTCACCTATGGAAGCTAATGAAAAGCTATCTGCTGCTGGTTTGATGTCTGTACCTGAGTGGGTAAAACCTTTTAGTGCCTTATCTAATGGTCAGCAATTTAGGGCTAACCTAGCTCGCTCATTAGGTGACAATGCAATTATTGACGAATACACCTCAGTAGTGGACAGAAATGTTGCTAAGGCTGCATCAGCGGCGATGGCTAAATATGTACGCCGAAACAACATTCAGGGAATCGTCTTAGCAACTGTGCATCGTGACATCCTTGAGTACCTAGAGCCAGATTGGATTATTGACACAGACTTAGGCCAATGGACTAAAGAAAGGTGTCTTTGGCAACCTGAATTGGTACTCGACATTTATCCTGCCAGCAACAAGATTTGGGAACACTTCGCTCAGTATCATTATCTCTCGCAATCACTCAATAGAACGGCAAGATGCTACATCGCCATTTGGGATGGGCAACTAGTGGGAATGGTCGCAACTATGGCTTTCCCCTCTGGAACGCTCAAAGAGGCTTTTAGAGAGCATAGGCTAGTCATCCACCCAGACTTTCAAGGACTAGGCTTTGGCCCAAAGCTCTCTGAGTTGGTGGCAAGGCACTATTTGGAAAATGGCAAGCGTTATTTTTCTAAGACCAGTCATCCAAGATTAGGTGGCTACCGAGATCAGTCTGACCAATGGAAACCAACATCAAAGAATCACATGAAAAGGCCAGATGGTTCCAACAACAAAAAGCTAATCAAGTGGCAGATAGACCCGAATCGTTGGTCATACTCACACGAATACATTGGAAACAAAGAAAGAGAGTTGACAGCATGAGCATCGAAGCTGTATCGCTGGTACTAAACCAATCCAAAGCAACTGGCAGGGCAAAGCTAGTGCTGCTCGGAATTGCTAATCATCTTGGAGATCAAGGTGCTTGGCCTTCGATAAGCACACTAGCTAGGTATGCCAACGCGTCAGAGCGTTCGGTCAAGCGTGACATTCAGGAACTTGTAGAGCTAGGTGAGCTGAGAGTCGAGCTACAAAACGCACCTATCAGAGGTCAATACAAGACCAATCTTTACTGGCTCACAATCAAGTCAGGGGTGACAGATTCGACATCAGGGGTGACAGACTGGGTAAGCAGGGGTGACAGCTCAGGTAAATCAGGGGTGACACCTGTTGGCACGCAAAACATAATATTAACCATCAAAGAACCATCAAAGAAACAGGCTGATGATGACTTTGAAAAGTTCTGGAATCTTTACCCTAAAAAGGTGGCTAAGGGTGATGCACTCAAAGCATGGAACAAAGCAATCAAAAGCAAAACCGCTGATGAGTTATTGAAGCTGACCAAAGCCTACGCTGAGGGAAAGTTGCCAGAGCTAAAATACATTCCCTACCCAGCCTCTTGGCTAAACAAGGGACTCTATGAGAGTGTTGAAGTCGCTGAAGCAAAACCATTGCCTAAGCTATTCATCGGGAGAGTGAAATGACACAGTTTGAGCAGTCGGTAATCGGATCAGTCCTGCTGACCAACGGCAAGGCACTAGAGGAACTAACACTCGCACCCAGCGACTTTGATGACATACAGAATGAGCGAATCTACAAAACCATTCTGGAGATGAAAGCCAATCGCCAGCCAATAGATGTGATGACAGTGGGTGCAGCTCTACCAAAGCTATCGAGCTACCTTCACGATGTGGTCACAGCAACCCCAACCGCTGCCTCTGTCAAGTTCTATGCCAGCAAGGTGATTGAGGAAGCCACAAGGCGCAGACTTGCTATCGCCGGCACGATGATTCACAGCAAGGCTCAGCATGAGGACTTAGCCACAGTCTTTGACTCAGCTAAAAAAGAGATTGACAACCTCATAGATCGTAACTCGGCAGTCAAGCCAAGCTATGTTGCCGATGAGCTAATCCCTTACCTTGATGAGATAGACAAACCAAAGCATTACCCTAAAAGCCCTTGGCCTCTGCTCAATGACATAATCGCAGGATTCCGACCAGGTGCGCTTTACATCATCGGTGCAAGACCTAGTGTTGGTAAGACAATCGTTGGCTTGCAGATTGCTTGGGAACTATCTAAGACTGGCCCTGTATCTTTTCACAGCCTAGAGATGGGCAAGAACGAACTTTACAATCGCATAATCAGCATGGAAGCTGAGGTGTATATCGGCAGTATCGAAAAGGGAAACCTCAAAGAGTGGGAGTGGGACAGGATTGCCAAAGTTAGGCAAGACATTCAATCCCACCAGCTCGCCATCCATGACAAGTCAGGTCAGAACCTAATGCAGATACGAGCCTTGGCAAACAGCGTCAAGGGCAACAACCGACTCGAAGCCATCGTTGTTGACTATCTTGGTTTGATTCAAGACACAGAAAAGGGTCGCAAGCGTTACGAGATGATTACTGACATCTCAATCGGACTCAAGAACCTAGCTAGAGATTTGAATGTGCCGGTCATCGCATTAGCCCAACTCAACCGAGGCCCTGAGCAGCGCAGAGATTCCGAACCTGACATGGCTGACCTAAGAGATTCAGGTGGTATCGAGCAAGATGCCGATGCTGTTATCTTGCTTCACAGACGGCAGGTTGACGAGGATCAGTTTGAGTGGCAAAAGAGCCAGATGATAATGAAGGTAGCTAAGAACCGACATGGTGGACTCGGTGAAGTCGCACTAAGGTTTGAGGGACACCTTTCCAGAGTGGTCGGCTAAGATTATGGCGTGGATGACAATGTTGCTTTGTGCTGTCGGTGTGGCTCTACTTGGAAAGTCAACACCCAAAAGCGTAAGCGTAAAGACCTCAAGTGCCAATCTTGTCGGATGCACCAAGCTCTCGTCATTAAGTATGGATCCGAAAAGTGCATCCCTTGGCAGGGTGAGTTCGACAAGCTCACGCTTACCATTCCACTATTTGACGGCAAGCCAGTCTTGCCAGGCACTAGGTCTTGTGGACACCTTGACTGCACCAACCCCAACCATGTCATAGGTGAACACTAGAGTAAAACAACAAGAGAAAAGGAAACAAGAGATGGCAATAATCAAAGTAAAGGGTGCAATTAGCCGAGTATTCTACGAGGGCAAAGGCATCGAGCTAACAGAATCATTCCAAAGCAAGGCTGGCGAAACAATCAACAAGCGTTATACAGTCTGGCTTGCACAGCCAACCACCTTTGAGGTCGGTGACACCCTTCAGGTCGAGGGACTCTACTCATCAGAGATAGACAACTGGACTAACAAAGAGGGCGAAGCCAAGCAGTCAATCAAGGTCAGTATCAACAACCCAAAGGTAGTTCCAGCAGAGCCACTAGCTGCAATAAAAGAAATCTTTGAGCCGACACACAGGGAGTCACTTCCCTTTTGAGTAATCTCCGTTGGTTAGTCCCAGCCATCACCGCCGGCATACTAATAAACCTCTCTACGCAAACTAAAAGCGTTCTAGGTGGCTTGGGGCTAACCTTCGGTATTCTTTACACCCTTGCTGCCATAATTGGAGCATGGGAACTACATGGCAGAGGTAAGCTTTAGCGTTACCGGCAACCCAGCCAGTCAAGGATCACACGCCATTATGCAGGGCAGAATCGTTCAGGTTAACAGCTCGAAGCATAAGTCTTGGCGAAAGGCGATTGCTCAGGCAGCAACCCAATCCCTACCCGATAACTGGACTCTGATAGATGACCCCTGTGAGCTGGTAGTCAATTTCTATATGCCCAAGCCCAAGACAGTCACCAGACCACTTCCCAGCGTGTCCCCTGATCTCGACAAGCTCATTAGGGCAGTCGGTGACAGCCTCACAGGGACAGTCATAACCGATGACTCCCGAATAGTCCGTATCTCAGCTAGGAAGCTCTACGCCGAGGGCATCGAGCCAGGGGCCACAATTAGCGTCAAAACCCTCAACTAGCCCTTTATTCCGACACGCCGATAATCACGTAAATTTAACAAAATTGCCAGAAAAAGGCAAAAACTGTGCTATTCTCTACTTATGACCAGATAGGTCAGAAAAGGGAGAAACAAAATGATACTTTCACAGAGAACCAGGATTGCAACCTTTACTTGGGGAGCAGCTTACTTGTCTGGCAACAAAATCATCACAGTAATTGACAGAGGTCAGACACAGGTAAAAGATGAAGTCAAAAAAGTTGCTTCAGAGCTTGGCCTTGTAATCCTTCCGAGCTTTACAAGTGTCCGTCAGCGTGGCACTAAGGGATTTATTTACAAGACTGCTCCGGTGGCATAATGCTGAAGCTATTTATCTACTCTCTATCGCTGGCAGTAATCCTTGTGTCCAGCTTTATCGTGCAACTTGTAGATTCAACTCTTGGCATCACAATCGGTGTTGTCGGTGTGCTTGTTGCCTTCCTAATCACAGTTCACTCATTAGCTAAAGACCTAATGAAGTAAGGAAAAGAAAATGCTGAAATTCTATTTATACATAATCGCACTAGCAATAATCCTTTGGGCAAGCTGGACAATCCAAGAGTTCCATGTCGGACTCGGTTACGGCATCGGAGTAATCGCCATGCTGATTGCCTTCTTTACTACCATCAACGAGTTCACAAAGGAAAGCAGATGAACGAACAACAACTAGCCGAACGCATAATTGCCGAGGCTCAACGCTGGACTGAGAACCAGTTCACGCTCCAAGCCGGTATCCCTGGCATGGACTCAGTTAGCCGCAACGAGGCTAAGGCTCGCATTGAGCTAGTAGAACACATCAAGTCAACCTATAAAGAAATGAGAGCAAATGCCTAACTATAACCCTCAAGAGATTGAGTTCGCAGTAACCGACTTCCAGCCTCACCAATACAACTTTGGTGTTGCCAAGTCAGACGGAATCTACATGGGCAGGATGCTAATGAAAAACGAGGTGCTACAACTCATCAAGGCTGCCTACCCAACACCGACCAAAGCAATCGCCAGGGTTATCGAGATCGTGGACAACATCGAAATCTATGTTGACCCTCAATACAACATCTCATCGAGGTAATCATGCAGACACTTTACACAGAGGGATTCAAGGCTGGCGTTAGATACCAGAGAGAGTCAGTCCTTGACTTTATCCGCATCCACCAAGAGCAGAATGTAGCCATCACAGTCCAAGACATCGCTGAGGAAATAGAAGGTCAGTATCGAATTGACATGGAAGCAAACCTAGCCGAAAGGAAAACACAATGGGGCCAAAAGAAATAGACATCAAGCTGCTTGAGTTTGAAGCTCGCTTGGCAATGATAAACAAAGAGCTGGCTGAACTTGTCAAGACAGCCAAAGACATCGAGTACCGAGCTAAAGCAATCCTGGGTGAGGTGGAGAAGTGACCGGATTCGATTGGGCGTTACGCACCCGCAGAGGCAGAGAGAGAGCCTTTGCTAAGGGATACGAACAAGGCGCAAAAGACATGGCTGAGTATTTTAGCGAGCAAGTGATCTACTCACTACACAAGGATGCAGTCCTAAGCCTGAGTATAGATATTGACACTCTTGAGCGAGTAGTCGAAGTGATTGAGGCGGTGAGGGACATTGGCAAAGCACAGAGCTGAGAAGCAACCTATCAACTGGCGTATCGTTCGAGTTCATTGGGCATACAAGAGGATGCAACTGAAAAGTTTAGTTGTAGCCTTCTTTACTAGGGGGGTCAAATGACACACTTCACAAACGCAGATGAGCGTGAAATCTTTGAGGCAATCAACCTGCTGAAGGATGAGAACCTGGTTTGGTCAAGTGACCTAGAAGCAATACGCCGCAACCTTGCCAGATTATTAGAAAGAATCATGCAAGTCGAGTGGCACTATCTTGAGCCAGAAATCGGGGACTTAGCCCTAAACTTGATAAGAGAAACTGAAAGGGAGAACCATGCTAGAAGGAATGACACCGACACAGAGAAAACCGAGCTGCAAGGTAAGGTCAATCTTGGAATCGTTGGACAGCAAGGATCAAGTAATACTTGTCAATGCTGTAAGTAATGAGTCTTGGAAAGCACCAGCACTAGCTAGAGAACTAACGGCTAGGGGAATTCCAATCAGCGAGAAACCTATTCTTGCTCATAGAAGGAAAGAGTGCAGTTGTGCTAGATAACCTGGAACCAGCACCAAAGGTAACACCACCGAAAGATTGGCGGCCAGCCGTTGAGTTTGACGGCACACTAGGTGAGGCAACGACTCCACCGACTACCGGCAACCAACCTAACTTTGATGAGTTCCTAATCGAGCAAGGCTTCGACCCTGACAAGATTGAGATTTACGGCCCAATACGCACTAGCCGATGGCAACAGCGTGAGGGTGGCGATTGGTTAGTTAGCTGGCGATTCAACTTCAGAACACGCTCTGAAGTCGAGATTGACCTACCAACCCTTTATGCCAACACTCGTAAGGGACTCAAAATTGCCAAGCCAAAAGAAACATTTGAGAAAGCTGTTGTTGTCTGCTGGTCAGATACTCAGACAGGCAAGGCAGGTGACATCCGAGGTGGCACACCTGAGCTGATTGAACGCATCGCAGAGAAGCAAGCCAACCTTGCCAGCTATCTAAAAAAAGAAAAGCCAGATGTTATCTACTTCCTAAATGTCGGTGACAGCATCGAGGGCTTTGAGTCAGGTGGCAACCCAATGCGAACTAATGACCTAAGCCTGATGCAACAAGTTGACCTAGAGGCAACCTTCGAGTGGGAAACCCTAAAGCTGATGGCTAACTACGCTCCAATAGTCGCTGCCTCAGTTGGCTCTAATCATTGCGCTTGGAGATCAGGCAGACAGAAACTCGGCACAGCAACCGATGACTGGGGTATCCACATCCAACGCCAGCTTGCCAGGCTCGCACAGGAAACAGACCTGCCAGTCAAGTTCTATGAGCCACAAGCTAACGATGAGTCACTTGCCCTAGATGTTTGGGGTGACAACGAGATGATCCTTGGCCTAGTGCATGGACACCAAGCCTCAAGACCTGATGGCATAGTCCAGTGGTGGCGTAACCAGTCACATGGCAACCAGCCAGTAAAAGATGCTGACATCCTGATTCATGGACACTTCCATCACCTAACAGTCAAAGAGTCAGGTAGGCGCAACGACCACAGCCGATGGGTGATTCAATGCCCAACCCTTGATGCTGGCTCTAGCTGGTATCGAACCGGTATGGGTGGAGATGACAGCGACCCAGGCTTGCTAGTGTTCCCACTTACTAAGGGTGAGAACTTTCAGGGAACTGTTTACAAACTTTAGTTGCCAGAAAAGAAAAAGAGAAATGACCTACAAAATACTAAAAGGTAACAGCCTAGACCTACTACCAACACTTGCCGACAACAGCATAGATGCCATAGTCACCGATCCACCTTACGGGCTAGGCAACCCTGACCCTGATTACATCATCAAGGCAATACAGCTCTGGGCATCAGGTGATCGCTCACACATACCCGAAGGCAAGGGATTCATGGGTAAGTCGTGGGATTCCTTTGTGCCACCACC